AATTTAGTTGAAGGCCTAAAAGATAAAGATATTATATATTTCGACAAACACGCTGGGCATGGTATAACCTGGGCAGATACAATGTACCATGTAATCCGAGCAAGAGATGTAGTGTTAGTGGAGTAACTACTTCGCTAAACGTGTGATATAGATATTAGACCTAAACCTTAAACCGTAAACTACAAACGGTAAATCAATAAACAATTAACAATTAAAAATTTTTACAATGGGAACATTCGCAAATTCAAAATTAGTTATGCTTTACTTCCAAACGGGAGATGGAGTTAACGACGGCGCAGACGAAGGATACGCTGCACCTCTATCTAGCTTTAGAGGCTTTAGATTCATTGCTGATACTGACGCTATTGAAATGCAATTTGACAGCATGCTTGGTACAGGTGCTGATATTGCAGCTGTAGATAAAGTAGTAATCAACTGTACCGCTGCAAAGCAACACTTGCTTATAGCTGATATTACAGCAGCTATTAACGGTTTAAAGTATGGTGACGGTTTCGTTACTATTGCTGATGACGCTACAAGCACTTATGTATCTTCTTACATTTCTTCTTGTGGAGCAATTACAGTTACTGCTGCTGCATAATCTTAATAGATGAGATTAACAGCGCAGGATCTGCGTGATATGAATATCCTTAAGTACTACAGGCTTACACATATTCTTGGGATAAGAAAAGGTGGGAGAAACTCCGATCAGCTGGGTGGATAGAAGTTTGGCGACATAGAAACAGAACGAGTATTAAGTACTCTGTATTCAAAACTTCATTCAAATGTTCTCAGCTAGTTAGTAGGATATACCGTATCTTACTAGGTGAAGAAGATATGCCAACTTCTGAGCGAAGTATTTTTTACAATAACAAGTCGTATACAGATAAAGTTTATAACAAAGCTATAGACGATATGATACGAGACAAAGATAGATAAAATGAAAAGTAGAAAAGGTTGTGTAATAGGCACTTCACTATATAACGAGAAGTATGGTAATTCAGCGTTTAAACTATCTGCAGATACTAGAGAAGCTATGGCTGACGCTGGTCCTGCTAGCAAAGCACGAGGCATGGTTGCCAAAGCAGAAGCTACTGGTAGAATAGCTGAAGAGGTGGAGAAAACTGGTGAAAAACTTGATGACGATATTAAGAAATCTTCGTTTGAAAAATTTAAAAAAGGTAAGGTATAAACGCCGTATAAAGAAATAATGGCTTTTAAACTTGGTAAAGAAAAGAGACGTATTAGAGATCCTAAGGATACACCTATATTTAGAAAAAATCTAGATAAAGGTATTTTAGGTGAAGCCAATAAAGACGGTAGTATTTATATAGACAAAAGCGTTCCAAAAGGTAGTGCACTTGAAAAGAAAGTCATACGGCACGAAAAAGTGCACGCTGAAGAAATGAAGGAGGGCAAAGTATCATATGGAGATGATTACGTTAGAGACGGTAATAAAACTTACCATAGAAAAGATGGTAAAATAAAATACAACGGCAAGTGGTATCCTGAGGGGAGTAATGTATTTCCTTGGGAAAAACGAGCTAAAAAAGCAGAGTGATGTTTGAGATATTTAAAGATAACAACGAATGGAACGAAAAAGCAATAGTTGGATTTGTAGCCTTTGCCCTTATGGTAATGGTGATGCTTGTGGATACTGTATCTGGAGCAATAGGTAAAGATTTAATCATTAATGAATTTGTATATAACTCTTTTGTATGGGTGGTTCTAGGATCATTCGGTATTAGCGGTGTAGAAAAATTCGCAAAAAAATAAGACATGGCATTTAAAATGAGAGGGAATCCTTTCCAAAGAAACTTCGGTATTGGAAAAAGCCCAGTTAAGCAAGGTGTAAAACCCCATCCAAGAGAAGAGCAAAGGACTAGAGAAGACATAATGGAAGATTATAGAGCTGGAAGAGACGAAGCTCGACAGATGAAAAAAGACGCAAAAGCATATAAGAAAGATATAAAGCGTCAAGCTAAGGATGAAATTAGAGAACAGAGGCGAGAAATGAAAAGAGACAAACGACAAGACCGAGAGGATCGTCGTGAAGGCTCACCGTATCAAAAACATAATCGCAATCACATGGAAGATGCGAATTATCAAGATAAGGAAAGAACTCGCTTGGATGATGATTTAGAAAAAGGCGATAAGAGAGGAGATCGCTGGAATCCTGATAAACAATCTAAACTAGAAGATAAAGCCACAAGAAAAAGAGAGAAAGCTGACGAGGCATTAGAAAGAACCGAAACTGAAGGTAAAGGACACGGTAAAGCTTATAGAACTCAAGTAAGAGCACAAAAAGCAGAAAGCGAAGCAAGGCTAGAAGCAAGAAAAAGAGGAGGTGATTCTAGTGGTTCGGAGAATAAAGGTAAAGGAGTTAAGTCTATAAAAGGATCCGGTAGAAAAGGTGTATTTGGTCAAGACAAAAGGGCGATATCAAGGTAAATTAATGAACGTTTTAAGCAAAATATTTTCCACAGGAGCAACTGAGCTCGTTAAAGGAGTAGGTGGGGTTTTGGATAACCTCACTACTTCTAAGGAAGAAAAGCTAGAAGCAGAGCAAAAGATAAAAGAATTAGTGGCCAACTACGAAGTTGAGATGGAGAAGAATATTACATCTCGATGGGAGGCTGACCTTAAGTCTGACTCATGGCTTTCAAAGAACGTAAGGCCATTAACCCTTGTATTCTTAATAGTATGCACGATGCTATTGATATTCATTGATGCTGGTGCAATCAATTTCAATGTGAAGGATTCATATGTAGATCTCCTTCAATTAGTATTAATAACTGTGATCGGTGCATACTTCGGTGGTAGATCACTAGAAAAAGTAAAAAAATAAAATGAGTAAAATATACAAAAGAGTGAAGCCGCTAATGCCAGCTAGTATACAAGCTGCAACTTACGCGGATACTGAAATACTATTTGACTGGCACAAGATAGAAGCTAGAAAAATATCTTCTATCAGCGGTGTTCAATGTATTGTTAGAGGTAAAGATGGTGTTGACCAAACAATGGCTGGTATCGATTTGTTATTTGCCACTAGTCATATACCTACTCCAGATGATGGTGTAAACGTATCAGTAGACGCGGTTCCTGTTACACTAGGAACAACTGGCGCTGCTGTAGATACTCCAGGTTGGTTTAATAATTTATGTGGACTTGTAGAAATAGCTGCTGGTGATTTCAACGATGGAGATCTTGTGTATTTAAACATAGCGACAAAGTCAGGTTTAGATATACCTGTTAATGGAGATTTATACGTTGCAGCTATAGCAAAAGGTACTTTTGATTTTAGAAGCACAATACAGATTAACGAAGCTAATTTTGATGCAGGGACACAAACTGTTATAACACTAGATACACTTGACGCTACGTTAGCGTTTGCGCCTGGAGATCTCGTACATGCTGTTGATGATGCGGTGTTAGGTACGGTCAAGACCGTAGACTCTGCAACTCAAATAACGCTAACAGCACCAAACACTGATGCTATAGCTAATAACGATGTTTTATATAACGCAAACCCTATTACACTAGTACTATCGTGTGAGTCTTGGGGTGGATAAACAATAAACAATTTTAATTTAATTTAATTATGGGAAAAAAGAAAAAAGAAAAGGTCATCGACCTAAAGCCAGAAAAGATTTCGGAAGAACAACTAAAAGAGTTACAAACTGTAGTCACGGCTATAAATAAACTGCAATTTGATATTGGTCAAATGGAGGTGCAAAAACACAACGCTATGCACGCATTATTCCAGGGTAATGATAGACTAAATCAAATGCAGGAAGGTTTCAAAGAGCAATATGGCACTAATGATATTAATATTCAAGATGGTGTTATAAACTATAAGGAAGATGAGCCATCTGATTCGTAAGATCACGATAGGTAAAGACTACAAGAATGACGCTATGCACTATGCCGTTGGGCAAGAAGTGTATGGCGGTCATACTATTTGTGATATATTAGAAGAGAAAGATAAGTACTCTATTTATATACGCAAAGAGAAAAATGTTATACCTTGGAAAGATTTTAACAAGAATATGGCTATATCTGTAGAATATAATCTAGAGTATTAATGCAATCGCTTTACAACTTTGTTGTAGAGCCTATAGGTGCAAGATACAACAATACAACAAAAGTAGGTGATAAAGAGTTAATACTTAATACAGACGTATTTAACCATCATCACGTCAATCGACTAGCTAAGGTTATATCCGTACCAAGGATAAGTGATACAGAGATACAAGTCGGTGATACTGTTATAGTTCACTTTAACGTATTTAGACGTTGGCATGATGTAAAAGGTAGAGAGCGTAATAGTAGATCATATTACGAAGAAAATAAATACTTTGTAAACGATGATCAGATATTTTTGTACAAGCGTGACGATACATGGATATGTCCTAAGGGTTATTGCTTTGTACAACCTATTAAGGACAATAGCAAACTAAGTGTTGATACAGAAAAACCTTTAGTTGGTATTGTTAAACATACTGATGGCAGAGCAGAGCTAAACTCTCTTATAGGCTTTAGACCTAAAACAGAGTGTGAGTTTGTTATTGATGGTAAAAGATTATATAGAATACCATCTCAATTTATTACAATTAAATATGAATATCAAGGAGACGAAGAAGAGTATAATCCAAGCTGGGCACAGAGCGGTTGAGGAATTAATCAAGGTGGCTAAAGAAGCTATTGTTGATTCAGATGACGATATATCGGCTGATAGACTTAAAAATGCCGCTGCTACAAAGAAGCTTGCTATCTTCGACGCATTCGAGATATTAAACAGAATCCAAGAAGAAGAAAATCTTTTAGAGGGTAAAGCACCGGAAGAAGAAAAGAAAAGAGTATTCAAGGGTTTTGCTGAGGGTAGATCTAAATAATGTACGAACAAACTTTATATAAGATAATAGAACCTATAAAGAAAACCACTCTTACCAGACTTAACAGAGGTAAAAAGTGGAAGTACGGTTATAATAAAGAGCATGATGTAGTTGTTCTTTCGCATAACGGAGTTATAGGTGATATATACGAAATACAAGGTTTTAAGATAGCTTTACCTAAAGCGCCAAAGAATGTATTTAAGCACGAGAAGAATAAATGGGTTAAAGCAGAATATCCTAAAGAATTATCTCGTATTAAAAACATATTCGATTGGAGAAACTATCCAGACGAGCAAAAAGAAAAGTGGCACGATTATATTGACGAAGAATTTAGACGTAGAGAAGAAGGATTCTGGTTCACTAATAACGGAGTGCCAACATACATAACAGGTACGCACTATATGTATCTGCAATGGAGCAAGATTGACGTTGGAGCTCCAGACTTTAGAGAGGCTAACAGACTATTCTTTATATTTTGGGAAGCCTGTAAAGCTGACAAGAGATGCTATGGGATGTGCTACCTTAAAAACCGTCGTTCAGGTTTCTCGTTTATGTCGTCGGCTGAAACAGTTAACTTAGCCACTATTTCAAGTGATAGTAGATATGGGATCCTTTCTAAGTCTGGTGCCGATGCAAAGAAGATGTTTACTGATAAAGTTGTACCTATATCAATAAATTACCCATTCTTCTTTAAACCTATACAAGATGGTATGGATCGTCCAAAGTCTGAACTTGCATATAGAGTTCCAGCTAGTAAGTTTACCCGTAAGAAAATACAAGTAAACGAACAGCTTGAAGAAATAGCAGGTCTTGACACTACGATTGATTGGAAGAACACGGGTGATAATAGTTATGACGGTGAAAAGTTAAATCTATTAGTTCACGATGAGAGTGGTAAATGGGAAAGACCTGATAACATATTAAACAACTGGCGAGTTACTAAAACCTGCTTAAGGTTAGGTAGTAGAATCGTTGGTAAGTGCATGATGGGTTCAACTAGCAATGCGCTTGATAAAGGTGGGGATAACTTTAAAAAACTATACTATGATTCTGACGTATCAAGACGAAATGCTAATGGACAAACGAAGTCTGGGCTTTATTCTCTCTTTATCCCAATGGAATGGAACTATGAAGGATTTATTGACGAATACGGACTTCCAGTATTTGATAATCCAAGTGATGATGAACGACTGGGACCAGACGGTGAATTAATAGATGTAGGTGTAATAACTAGTTGGGATAATGAGGCCGAAGGATTAAGAGATGATCAAGACGCGTTGAATGAGTTTTATCGTCAATTTCCTAGAACTGAGGAGCATGCATTCAGAGACGAGACTAAAAATAGTATATTCAATCTAATTAAAATATACGAACAAATAGATTTTAACGAAGGTAGCAGGCACGCGGCGCATACTACTACTGGAAGCTTTGGTTGGGTGAATGGTATAAAAGATACTCAAGTAGTATTTCATCCAGATCCAAGTGGAAGATTTAAGGTAAGTTGGGTTCCTCCAACTCATTTGCAAAATAAACAAATAATAAAAAATGGAATTAAATACCCTGCCAACGAGCACATTGGAGCATTTGGCTGTGATAGCTATGACATTAGTGGTACTGTTGACGGTCGCGGTTCGAAAGGCGCATTACACGGATTAACAAAATTCTCTATGGAAGACGCACCATCAAGTACGTTTTTCCTGGAATACATAGCAAGACCACAAACCGCTGAAATGTTTTTTGAAGATGTATTAATGGCATTAGTATTTTATGGCATGCCATTACTAGCGGAGAACAATAAACCAAGATTACTATACTACTTGCGTCGTAGGGGTTATAGAGGATATAGTATGAACAGACCGGATAAAGCTTGGCGTAAGCTTTCCGCGGCAGAAAAAGAGGTAGGTGGTATACCAAACTCAAGTGAAGACATCAAACAAGCTCACGCTGCTGCTATTGAGATGTACATACAAAATTACGTAGGACATCTTGGTGACGGTAACTATGGTACATTGTATTTTAACGATTTGTTAAACGACTGGGCCAAGTTCGATATAAATAAGAGAACAAAGCATGATGCGTCTATAAGTTCAGGTTTAGCTATTATGGCTTGCAACAGACACTTATATGCGCCAAATGCAAAAGTAGAAAAACAGCCTTTGAATTTGAATATAGCAAAATATGATAATAAAGGGTTTACATCCCAAATAATTAAATAAATATGCCTCAATCAGTATATGTAAATTTTCCTTCTCAAGCGGTTTCTGATTTAGAAAAGATCGGGGCGGAATATGGACTTAAGGTTGCGCAAGCGATAGAACAAGAGTGGTTTAAAGATACTCACAATAATAGATATCGTAGTACACAAAACAAATTTCACCAACTTAGATTGTATGCCAGAGGAGAACAGTCTATACAGAAATATAAAGATGAGTTATCTATTAATGGAGATTTATCTTATCTTAATTTAGACTGGAAACCAGTACCTATTATTCCAAAGTTTGTTGATATTGTTGTTAACGGTATGTCGGAGCGTATGTTTAATATTAGAGCATATGCTCAAGATCAATATGGAGTTAGTAAGCGAACTGAATACATGGAGTCTATTCAACGCGATATGGATTCTAAAGTATACAACGATCAAGCCGCGCAGTTATTTAATATAGATCTTTATGAAACTCCTAAAGAAGAGTTACCAGATACTAAGGAAGAACTTGATTTACATATGCAGCTTAATTATAAGCAAGCTGTTGAAATAGCTGAAGAGCAAGCCTTAGACACGCTTTTGCAAGGAAGTAATTACGATCTTATTCGTCGTAGAATGCTATATGATTTAACGGTTCTTGGTATTGGATGCGTGAAAACAAATTTTAATTGGAGTGAAGGTGCTACTGTTGAGTATGTTGATCCAGCAAATGTAGTATATTCATACACCGAATCACCTTACTTTGATGATATATACTATATAGGTGAGGTAAAAACAATACCTATTAATGAATTAGTAAGAGAGTTTCCACATCTTACAGAATATGACTTAAAGGAAATCCACGATAAATCTAGCAAAAGATATATTGGTAATAGAAGAATACACGAGGTAGATAAAAATAAAGTTCAAGTTTTATACTTTAATTATAAAACATATATGAACGATGTTTACAAAATAAAGGAAACATCATCGGGAGGCTATAAGGCTATTGAAAAGCCCGATACATTTAATCCACCAGATGACAAGCAAGTTAAATATGCTAGAATACAACGCGCTGTAGAGGTGCTTTTTGAAGGCGCTATAATACTAGGTACAGATAGGTTGCTCAAGTGGTGTAAATGTGAAAACATGATGCGTAGTAAATCGGACTTTAATAAAGTTAAAATGAATTACGCGCTTGTTGCCCCACGTATGTATGAAGGTCGTATTGAATCTCTAGTTGGAAGAATTACTGGGTTCGCTGATATGATTCAGCTTACACACTTAAAACTACAGCAAGTCATGTCGCGTATGGTACCTGATGGAGTATACCTTGACGCAGATGGTCTTGCTGAAGTCGATTTAGGAAATGGCACTAATTACAATCCACAAGAAGCACTTAATATGTTCTTTCAAACTGGTAGCGTAATTGGTAGAAGTGTTACGGCTGATGGCGATCCAAATGCTGGCGCTGTACCTATTAAAGAGATATCTAATGGCGCAGGGGCTGGTAATAAACTACAGGCGCTTATAGGTAATTACAATTATTATCTACAAATGATTCGTGATGTAACGGGTCTTAATGAAGCTAGAGACGCTAGCGTGCCAGATCCAAAGTCATTAGTTGGAGTACAGAAACTAGCTGCTGCAAATTCAAATGTAGCTACTAGGCATATATTGTTAAGCTCAATGTACCTAACTGCCGAAGTATGTGAAGCTTTATCTCTTAGAATATCTGATATATTAGAGTATTCTCCTACAGCGGATGCGTTTGTGCAGGCGATAGGTTCTCACAATGTTGCGACGTTAAAGGAGATGTCGGAGTTACATTTGTATGATTTCGGTATATTCCTAGAATTAGAACCAGACGAAGAAGAAAAGCAACTTCTTGAAAACAATATACAAACTGCCTTAGCTCAGCAATTAATAGATTTAGATGATGCAATAGATATTAGAGAAGTAAAGAATGTTAAGTTAGCAAATCAGTTATTAAAAATAAAAAGAAAGAAAAAGCAAGAGCGTGACCAGCAAATCCAACAACAACAAGCCGAAGCGGAAGCACAAGCGAATGCGCAAGCTCAACAAGCCATTGCTCAAGCTGAGATGCAGAAAAATCAAGAAAAAGCGAAACACGATATAGATTTAGAAGTTCAAAAATCTGGCGCAAAATTAAAGCACTTGCAAGAAGAGGTTAAATTGAAAAAAGAGTTGATGCAGTTTGAATTTGATTTAAACCAGCAATTACGTGGTCAAGAACGAAGTGACAACATGAACTTAGAAAAGATGAGAGAAGATGGGAAGGATAGAAGAGAAGCTATTAAAGATGGCGGAAAAACTGCTAAAAGATTTGAGTCTTCAGGTAATGATATACTAGGAGGCGGAATGGGTTTAGATAAGTTTACTCCACAAATCGGAAATTAATTAATTATATAATATTTTATCATGGAAAATGAAAATCAAACAGATCTTGAAGAAGTAATCAACGAGGTCGAAAACGAAACACCACAAGTTGAAGAAGTTGCTCAAGAGCAACCTGAACTTGATTTAGAAAAATTTGATAGTAAGGATAATCCTGATATCATTAAAGTAGATTTAGATACACCAACAACCAATGAAACTGAAGAAAGTAACTCTAACGACACAGGAGTGGTTGGAGTCGATGAAAGTGCCAAGCCCGCACAAGAACAAGAAGAAGTACAACCGCAAGGAGAAGCACAAGGAGAAGTACCAGTATTAGAAGAAATAACTGAAGAGGCGCAAGCGCTAGCTGAACGTGCAGAAGAAGCTATTTCGCAAGCTGAACAAACAGGTCAAGATTTACCTGAAAATGTACAGAAACTAGTAGACTTCATAAACGATACTGGCGGAGATCTAGAAGATTATGTGAAGTTAAATAGAGATATTTCACAACTCGATGATCAAGATGCTCTTCGTGAATACTATAAAGAAACTAAACCTCATTTATCTGCAGAAGAAGTAGATTTTTTGATGGAAGATCAATTTGCGTACGATGAAGATGCAGATAATGAAAGAGATATTAAAAGAAGAAAATTAGCCCGAAAAGAGCAAGTTGCTGAGGCTAAAGCCTACTTAGACGGGCAAAAGTCTAAATACTACGAAGATATCAAGGCTGGAAGTAAGTTGACAGAAGATCAACAGAAAGCTGTAGATTTCTTCAATAGATATAATAAAGATCAGAAGCAGAGGCAGGAGATTACAGAAAAACAAGTATCAAGATTCAACAAGAAAACTAACGATGTTTTCAACGACGAGTTCAAAGGTTTTGAATACAATGTCGGTGATAAGAGATATAGGTTTAATGTTAATAATGCAGATCAAGTAAAGGAATCGCAAAGCGATATTAACAATTTCGTCAAAAAGTTTTTGAACGAAGAAAATACGTTAGAAGACGCTGCGGGTTACCACAAAAGCTTATATACCGCAATGCATGCTGATGCAATCGCTCAACACTTCTATGAACAAGGTAAAGCTGATGCCATAAAGGATGGTGTAGCAAAAGCTAAAAATATAAACACGATGTCTAGAAGTTCTCATAACGAACCAATGGATAACAGTGGTTATAAAGTTAGAGTGTTAGGTGATAATGCTGATTCTTTTAAATTCAAAATTAAAAGTAAAAACAAAAATTAAAATTAAGAAAAAATGGCAATTACTGCAGGAGATAGTTTGAATAGTGTACCAGCTCCACAACAGCAAACACTATCATCAAACTACATTGACTTCAACCAAGATATGGGTTGGGCTCAACAATACTTACCAGAACTAATGGAGAAAGAGGCAGAGGTATTCGGACCACGTACTATCTCAGGTTTCCTTTCAAAAGTTGGTGCTGAAGAGTCTATGCAATCTGATCAAGTTATTTGGTCTGAACAGGGTAGACTACACCTTTCATACAAAGGTAAAATCGCTACAGGTGATACTAACGCAGGTGCTAACGCTGGCACAGGTGCTACAACTAGAGTTACAATTGAGCAAGATATCGATGGTAACGCAATTACAACTACTCATGGTATTCGTGTTAACGATACCGTTATTGTAGCTAACGCAGCTGGAGTACACAAGTGTCTAGTTGTTACAGCTGCCGCAGGTACAGCTACTATTGATGTTGCTGCTTATAGCGCAGGTTCAGGTTCTGGACTTATCGCAGATAGCAACGATTCTTTATCTTGTACTATTCTAGTATACGGTTCTGAGTTTAGTAAAGGTGTTAGCTACCCAACAGGTGGTGCTACAACAACTTTTGAAGATGGACGTCGTGCAAACGAGCCAGACTTCAAGACTTTTGCTAACCGTCCTATCATTATGAAGGACTACTACGAAGTATCTGGATCAGATACAGCTCGTATTGGTTGGGTAGAAGTTGCTGCTGAATCAGGACAATCAGGTTACTTATGGTACTTAAAGGCTGAGGCAGATACTCGTTCTCGTTTCACTGATTACTTAGAGATGGCTCTAATTGAAGCTGAAAAGAACGCAGCTGCATCACTTGCTGATGGAAGTAACAACCTTGCTGGATCTTCTGCTGGTGCAGGAAATGTAGGTACTGAAGGTTTATTTGCAGCTATTGAAGCTCGTGGAAACATGACTTCTGGTGTTACTGGTGTTAACGCTGCTACTGACCTAGCAGAGTTTGACGCTATTCTTGCTGAGTTTGACAACCAAGGTGCTATTGAAGAAAACATGATGTTTGTTAACCGTGCGACTAGCCTAGCTATCGACGATATGCTTGCATCTATGAATTCTTACGGTGCTGGTGGTACTTCTTACGGAGTGTTTGAAAATGACGAAGACATGGCTCTAAATCTTGGCTTCTCTGGTTTCCGTCGTGGATCTTACGACTTCTACAAGTCTGACTTCCGCTACTTAAACGATAAAGCTACTCGTGGAAGTATTAACGCTGCTAACTCTGCAAGCGCTATCCGTGGAGTTATTATTCCAGCTGGTACTTCAACTGTATATGATCAATCACTAGGTAAGAATCTTAAGCGTCCTTTCCTACACGTTCGTTACAGAGCTTCACAAACTGATAACCGTAAGCTTAAGACTTGGGTTACTGGTTCGGTTGGAGCTACTACATCAGCTCTTGACGCGATGCAAATCCACATGCTTACTGAGCGTTGCTTAGTAGTACAAGGTGCAAACAACTTCATGTTGATGAACTAAACTATATTTGATGAAACTACCTCTCCTTCGGGAGGGGTAGTTTATATTAACTTTTATTATATTATATTATGGCAAAAAAGAAAACAGCAGAGGTTATAGAAGAACCTCTAGTAGAAGAAACAGTTGTAGTTGAAGCTCCAAAGCCGGAGCCAAAACCACAACCAGTAGTTAAAAAAGAAGAACCCAAGAAAAACACTTGGGAAATAAAAGATAGAATATATTACTTAAAAGGGATGAAGAAGCCTTTATCTCGTATGATTAAGTCTGCTAATATATATTGGTTTGACGAAGAAAAAGGCTATGAAAGAGAACTTAAGTATTGTCAAAACCAAAAAACACCATTTGTTGATGAAATGCAAGGTGATCAGCGTTTAGAACATATTATCTTTAGATCAGGAAGTTTATACGTTCCTAAAGAAAAAACAGTTTTACAAAAACTTTTATCTTTATATCACCCTCACAGAGATCAATTATACTATGAACATAAACCAGTTGAAATAGCTGAATCGCAATTAGATTGGTTAGAATTTGAAGTAGAAGCCCTATCAATAGCTAAAGATCTAGAGATAGATATGGTAGAGGCTATCATGAGAGTAGAGATTGGTTCTGAGGTATCTAGCATGAGCTCTAAGGAACTTAGAAGGGATTTACTACTATATGTTAGGAAAAATCCTAAATTGTTCATAGATCTTGTTAAAGACGATAATGTTATGTTAAGAAACTTTGGTATTAAAGCTGTTGAGGCAAATATCATTAAGCTTTCACATGATCAACGCTACTTTATGTGGGCTTCCAACGATAGGAAGTTAATGACGGTTCCTTTTGATGAGCACCCGTATAATGCTTTAGCAGCTTGGTTTAAAACTGATGAAGGCATGGAAATATATAACAATATAGAAAAACGATTAAAATAATAATCACTTAGTTGGGTGGCCACCCTTCGGGGTGGTCACTAAACTATAAAAAACGAATTATGGCAGTAAGTATAGACACGGTTTATCAAAGAGTATTAGCTCTTGCTAATAAAGAGCAGCGAGGTTATGTCACTCCACAAGAGTTTAACTTGCTTGCCAATCAGGCTCAAATGACTATATTTGAGTCATATTTCCACATAAAAAGTGGAAAAGTAAAAATAGAGACAGATAGAGAAAGTCTAGTAGATGAGACAGATATAATAGAACTACTAGATAGAAAGCTAGCCCCTTTCCAATCGTATGAAGCTGTAACTAGCGGACATACGTTTCCAGCTACCGTTACGGTTGACAGTGTCGCGTATGATGTTTTTCAAACTGGCTTGGTTTTCTTAGGTGACGAGCCCTGTCAAAAAGTGTCAATAGCAGACGCTCAAAGATTAAAAAAATCATCACGCCATATGGCAACAATAGACAACCAAGCTCCATTTTACACAGACAATAGAGTAAGCGGTAGAGACATTGTTGTTTATGCAGGAGACACAAATGAAGAAACTTCAGGTGTAACAGTTGAGTGCTTTAGGATTCCTAAGCCAGTAGAATGGGCATATGTAGTAGTTAATAGCAAAGCTTTATATAATTCATACGCGACCACGGATTTTGAATTTCATATTTCAGAGGAAGATACTCTAGTATATAGAATATTAGAGTTAGCAGGTATTGTTATGAATAAAACAGGTTTATCAGGTACTGCAGGTAACTTAAAAGCAGACGCAGAAACAATTCAAAACGCATAATTAAATGGGTATATTAAGATCAGAACCTCAAGCTTATTACGCCAGCGGTGGAACGCACGGTGATTATAGATATATATCTTTAAGCGATGTCATAGATTCTTTCGTGGCTACATATGTTGGTCAAGGAAAATTATGTGAAAAAGTTCTTTTGAGTGACGTAACATTTCATGCTATTAGAGCTTTACAAGAATTAAGTTACGACACTTTTAGATGTACTAAAGATTTAGAGGTAGAAATACCATCTACGCTAGTGCTAGTAATGCCGTTAGATTACATTAATTACGTTAAGTTATCTTGGAGTGATGGAGATGGAATTGAAAGAATTATATACCCCACATCTAAAACGTCAAATCCATTTAACGTAAATCAAGCTATACAAAACCATGGAGGCTTCGCTACTGGAGGCGCTAATACAGATTTAGCGAGAACAGCTGCGGATAGCGATGGCAATCATAACTCAGATACTTGGACTAGTTACAGTTCTGATCCAAGCGCAGCTTCAAATGATATAGGATCTACAGACGCAGACGATGTTGACGACGAGTACGGAGAATTAGTGGGTGGAAGATACGGTATTGATCCTCAGTATACTCAAGGAAATGGCAGTTTCTTTATCGATGAAGCACAAGGCAAATTCCATTTTAGTTCTAACATTAGCGGTAAAACAGTTGTGTTAAGGTATATAAGTGATGGTATATCTTCTACAAGCAACAACGGTATTGATCTCACAAATAGTTTAGTCCCTAAATTAGCGGAAGAAGCTATATATAAGCATATACTATATGGAGTATTATCTGCAAGAAAAGATACTCCTGGAGGATCGTTAAGTTCTATCAAAAAAGAACGATTTGCTGAAACAAGAAAAGCCAAGCTTAGGCTTTCAAATATTAAATTAGAAGAATTAACTCAAATACTTAGAGGAAGCTCTAAAATAATTAAACACTAAGCATGCCAATATTAAAGCACACGCTAGGTAATGGCCGAATGAACAAAGATCTTGATGAAAGATTAGTTAATGAAGGCGATTACAGAGATGCAAATAATATAGAAATAACCACATCTGAAGGTTCTAACGCTGGAGTAGTACAAACTCTTAAGGGTAATACTAAACATAGCACCATTGCAAGTATAGACAATATTACTGGTGTTTATGATATACCAAACACGGCGAGTGGCACTTGTGTAGCTTGCGTGTCAGCTCCAGATGAAAACAAAATATACTACTTTGTAACTAGTAACTTAAACACTATTACAGGTGCTGAGTTAGACGTAGCGAAGGATTATATTATGGAATATGATACGGTCAGTGAAACACACAAGTATGTTTTTGTAGATATACATAGAGTAAAAACAACAATTGCTACGACTACGACTGACAGCACTACGTTTCACATAGCTCTTGGTGCGGGAACTACCGCAAACCAAACAGGCATTCGTTTGGGAATGCGCGTTGCGGTTGGTGATTATACGGATTCAGATAATATAAGAGTTACAGATATATCTTATGATACTGAAGGCGGTACAAACAAGTGGAAGATAACTGTAAGCGAAGCAATATCTACAAGCGCTAGTGCGGCTGTTACATTTAGAGCTCCTAGGGTTCTTAATTTTCAAAGAAATAATTTAATTACAGGTATAAATGTTTTAGATGATTTTCTTTTCTGGACAGACAACGAACATGAACCTAAAAAAATAAATATAAAGAGATGCATGCTGGGTACAGGTGGTACTGAATATCTCAAAAATGCTGGCAACGGTGGTATAGCTGCTACTACTAATGCGGCTACTAACGCTGTATTCAATGGTGAAAGCGCTTATTTCCACACTAGACTTGTTGTAGACAATGAGGTAGGGCAATTAAAAGTTGCTACAGACGCTACAGGTAAAAAAGCTGTATATGTAAATGAATCTAATATCACATTAATTAGAACATCACCTAATACGCCACTTGATCTAGATATGTACAGAACATCTGTCTCTAGAATTAAGGCGAATGGTGAAGAAAACTTAACATCATCAATTGTTACTGGTAGCTTTACAGTAATTGATGCGGCCGGAGAGCCAAATCCAGTGGAAATAGGAGAGCATGTTACTATAGAAAGTGAAGAAGCTATTGACATAAGAGTTAATGATTACGTAAACTTAGCTGCTACCTCAGGGTTTTTAGCTAACGATACGTCTTCTTACAGTGATGATATTAGAGATATTAGAGCTAAAGTTGTCTCTGTTCCTGACGAAACTGCAGCTCCAGAAACTATTTACACAGGTCCTTTTGTCTTAGAAGTTTTGTCAATAAAGCAGGGTATAAGTTCGTCGGACACGGAGTGGGCTCTAAAACTAGAAGATAGAGATCCACTTTTTAACTTTAAATTTCCAAGATTTTCGTATAGATATAAGTACCAAGATGGCGAGTATTCTACATTTGCCCCTTGGTCTGAAATTGCTTTTTTACCCGATAGCTTTGATTATGAACCTAAAAAAGGTCATAATTTAGGTATGATGAATAGATTGCGTGGATTAAAAATTAAAGGATACCATGCTCAAGAGAATAACATTCCTAGAGACGTAGTAGAAATAGATATATTATACAAAGAAACTAATAATCCTACGGTATATACTGTTAAAACAATACGCCCTTCTGATGGCCATCCGTTATGGCCGGACTTGTCTGTAGATTATAATGCTAGAGGAGTTTTTGAACTAACAACAGATATGATCCATAGTATTGTTCCATCTAACCAGTTGATTAGACCATGGGACAATGTACCAAGAAAAGCTTTAGCTCAAGACGTAAGCGCTAACAGGGTTATATTTGGTAACTATCTACAAAACTATGATGTCATACAATATCCTAAGATAATATCTAGCTTTGATTCTAGGGAACTTGGGAAATACACTACACCTACATATCCTGAACCATCAGTAAAGTCTATGCGAGATTATCAAGTAGGCGTTGTATTTAGTGATAGATATGGAAGAGAAACACCTGTTTTAACTAATGAAAATTCTTCTGTAAGATTACCAAAACAAAATTCTAAATACGTAAATAGAATAAAGGTAAGCTTAGATACTAGTATCCCTATTCCAAGTTGGGCTGAGTATTATTCATATTATATAAAGGAAACATCTGTCGAGTATTATACAATATCTATGGACAGATGGTATGATGCTGCTGATGGGAATATATGGATCTCATTTCCTTCATCTGAGAGAAATAAAATTGATGATGGAACATTTTTAATACTTAAAAAGGCTCATAGTAGCAATACTATTGTCGAAGAAAAAGCTAAGTACAAGGTCTTAGCTATTGAAAGTGAAGCCCCTAGGTTTATAAAAACTAGAAAAGTAACTTTAGGTAAAGTATACAACACAAACAATGAAATTATAGGTAGTCCAGGATTTGGATTTCCTTTACCTGGTCGTACTAAAGTTACTGTATCAGGGTCGGCCTTTAGATCAGCTTTTGGTAAACACATGGAAGAAGAAATGCCAGATAGGCTTTTCATGCGTATATGGAAAGGTGGTGGCGAGGGATCTAGATTTTATAGAGTATCTAAACTAGCTGGTATTAATATAGGTACAAGTGATGGTGTAGATATACCTGGTGATTATCAATTAACTTTAGAGAAAGTTTTTGGACCAGATGTATCATTTACATCTACTGATGAAACGTATGAAACCAGGGTAGATGGATTAGCTATAGAACTATTAGAAGAAGAAGTACAGCAGCGCCCAGAGTTTGAAGGCAGATTCTTTGTTAAAATATTTAAAGATCAAGCTTTATCTGATTATGTAGCTAGAAGAAGTGATGATGACTGGTATGTTACACACCAATGGGGAATAGATTATATTAATAACAATGGGTATCTTAACGCTGGAACACGTGTACACCATCCGATATCTCCTCCTGGTGGTTCTGGATACTCAGGAGCTCCTGGAGGTTTTTTAGGAGTAATTCCTCGTAAACCTGTATATCCTATAAATGGTTATGACTTAACGTATAATGAGGATATAGTAGACGGCAATACCACTGGTGGGTTTTTGCAAGGTGATAGAGACATTGATTGGGATCAATATGGTGATAATGATTGGGATATAGTAGGTTTTGCTAGACATTACTCGAACTGGAAGTATCCTTATGCTAGAGTTCACCCTACAGAGCACGATTGGAGTGGTTTAACTGGCTACGATGAAGATCATATACCGCTTGGCAAGGCATATAAATTCATGGATATAGATCCTATAGGCTATAGTATCAAAGAACATATGGATATAGATAGTATCAGGGGTATTTGTGGCGGTGAAGATGATCCAGAGCCTCACCATTGGAGAATGGATACTCCTTTCGCTAATGGTGCAAGAGCCTACTGGGTATATCAACTTGAAAAAAGGAGATTCTTTATCGATGGATGTACAGCGTTTACTTGGACAAGTTACGCACAAGACTATCCTGGCAATAAATTCACTGGAGCTAGACTTAATGTTAACCCGGCGATAAATGCTGCTAATTCAGCTCCTGTAGCGAACTTTAGTGGTTGGCACTATAAGCTTAACTACTTCTCCGATGGACCACATAATTATTGGTCTTCGGGTAATGATGGGGCTTACAGCTTAAAAGAGACTTTCAATCCTGGAGATATGAACACTAGTGCAGAGTGGATGGGTGGAAGTAACAACGACGCATTTGCTAACGGTTATTACGATTGGGCAGATGGTAATGGAACTGAAGAAGAAGTGGATGAGTATATTGAGTGGATACTAACTAAGAAAAACGGCGTACCTAGTAGAGGTATATGGACTACAGATAACGGATATTGCGCTATGGATTTGTCTTGGGTAGGGTGGCAAGCAGATGGTTATCCATGGAAGGTTGAGGAATATATGGAAAACAACGCGGATCATATCCCTGTAAGACTTGACCAAGAACCAGACGACGCAGCAACTAGTACCGCTGCTAGAGAATTTATAGAAGAACTTGTTAAACCTGGAACCAAGTGGAGATTCAAAAGAGATCCAGATAAAGTCGTATACACTTCTTTACCATTCACAGAACCTTATACAACGCAAGGATATGATTGTGGATTATATAAAAACGATGCTAATATATATACAGGAGCGTTTGGCATCAGGAACATAAATATGGGTGAACAAGAGGATGATCGTCAGATGTGGGCTGGGTGTAATATAAGGCAAAGATGGACGGTAGTTGTAGATCCACCTATTGGTAGCGGACCATTAGGTTATAACCCTATTCACGGTACAGATCCTTCTGTAGTTACTAGTGTTACAGATGCAAATTGGAGAAGAGCCTTGCACCATGATGGCATGGGAGATCCTGATTATATCGAAATACTATCATCTTATTCGATGAATAGCGATTCATATTCTTCTAATCCCGCAATATGGGAGACAGAGCCTAAAGAGGCGGCAGAATTAGATATATATTATCAAGCTAGTAGATTAATACCTTTGCACGTTAATGATAGAACTTGTGAAGAATACATACCAGTAGGATCTTGTTTCTACAAAAGTGGTTGGAGGACAACTTGGGCGCAGCAATCTCAAGCTGACCTTGGAAGTCCGATGGCTACTAATAATCTATATGTTAACAAAAAATACACTATAACCTCTGTAAACGGTGATGGGACATTAGGATTTGAAAGCGGTATATTAGATGCCCTTGGTAGTGACGTTGGTTTCCTCACACCAACTTCAGCAGAGACAACTGCTGAAATTGATGTTAGCAATCCAGATCAGGTGGGTTATGAGACTGGGGATACGATAGAAATAGAACTACCAAACGGTACTTTCTTATTTGCGGAAGTAGTAGAGGATCTTGTTACAGGTGATACTACTGTAAAAATAAACACTACTAACACAACTCAATTCAGTCATTCTTTAGGTTGGAGTAATTGTTGGAGTTTTGGAAATGGAGCAGAGTCAGATAGAATACGTGATGACTTTAACGCTCCACAAATGGACAACGGAGTTAAGGCCTCTGCTACTATAGGTAACGAAAGAGTTAAAGAAGAGCATAAAAAATACGGTATGATCTGGTCTGGATTATACAATGCAAACGCGAAGGTTAATGAGACTAATCAATTTATTGCTGGCGAAAAAATCACCAAAGATATAAACCCATCTCATGGTAGTATACAGGCGTTAAAAACAGGTGATACTTTATTGAGAATATTCTGTGAGGATAAAGTTCTTAAAGCGTATACAAATAGAGATGCTTTATATAACGCTGATGGAAAAACAAATGTTGTAGCTAGTAACGCTACGGTAGGTGATGTTACAGCTTATCAAGGTGACTTTGGGATATCTAAAAATCCTGAATCTTTAGTAAAGACACCATACAACCACTATTTTGTAGATGTAAATAGAGGTAAAGTTCTTGCTTTATCTGGAGAAGGTGTAAGACCTATATCTGAAATAGGTATGAAAGATTACTTTGCGGATGCCATGGGTTCTTACGTTGTTAAAGCTATTGGTACTTATGATGAAAGAAAAAATGAGTACAATGTTACTTTAAATAAGGCATATAGCGAGAATAATCAATACCTTCCAACCGAACAAATTACAGTTTCGTATAACGAAGGATCTAAGGGCTGGGCAAGTTTTAAAAGTTTTTACAAGACGCAAAGCACGTCGCCCGCCTCAGTTCAAGGTTTAGAACACGGTATTAGTCAAAATAACAATTACTATACTTTCTTTGATGGTCATATATGGAAACACCATTCAAACGAAACGAGAAATAACTTTTACGGTCAACAGCATACGTCTGATTTTACTGTGTTATTCAACGATGTAAAGGAACAAGTAAAGAGCTTTACAACTATAGGCTACGAAGGATCTCAAGCTAAAATATCTAATTGGGATGACGCTACCGCAGGTGTTGATAACGTAGGATTCTATAACAACGATTCGTCTACTGGTAGCGGAACTACAACCGGTACCACATTAGTTAGTAACGTTAGTGATAATGAGTATTTTAATTTAGGCGCTACAATAAATGGGTGGTATGCAGAAAGTATAACAACTGACCTGCAGACATGTGGAAGTTTAGAATTTAAAGATAAAGAGGGTAAGTGGTTTGGATATCCAACAGGTGAAACTACAACGTTAAGTAATTTAGATGAAAAAGAGTTTTCAGTTCAAGGTTTAGGAGTAGCTACTATGACGCATAGCGACTCTAGCCTTGGAGGACCAATCACAATAACAGTAAATAATAACAGCACAAGCAGCGGAGGCGCTTCTTGGGATTAAAGATAATAGCATGGCAATTTGGTATACAATAGCTGGAACAGGATCAAGTACTGGAGGGGATAACCTTAGTGGTGATACAATAGATGTTACTATTACTCCAGTTAATCCTGATACGGGCGTGCATTCAGGCTTTAATATGAAAGCTGCAGATTTTAAAATTGGTGGTGCTACAGAAACAGATGGTAGCGGTAGCGCCACCTCAGACACTGGTATATGGGAAGGCGGTAATGTCGATACGGGTATATCTAAGGTGCAATTTACGGATTTAGGTATAGCTGGGAATATAAACAACACGGTTAGAGCTCGAGTTACTTTTGGATCAACGACGCCTTCTGCTGACGCTACTTATTATATAGATATTGATGAAAAAACAGTCACGCTTCCTGATGGTAGTACTGGTGATGCAATTTCAAATAACCCATCTAGAAGCATTTGTTTCTTTTTAAAAGTTACTTATCACGCAAATATAACTTATGGTTTTTATATTCCTACTACAAACACGACTACTTGGACAGAGCTAGCGGCAAGTGGTGGAGATATAACTAGAACACTTGTAAATTCTACCACAGCTGAAGCCGATGGTTATTATAAATATAAATTTGAGGGATCTATAACTAATTATAATGAAGGCAGTTCATATCCATTTGTAAGAGTTTTAGCTAGAAGAAAACATTTAGGAGCGGAAATTGATCCGCTACCTGGAGCAGGAGATCCGGTATTTACGACTCATGATTTCTATTTTACTGGATCGACACCGCAATTAGATATTCCAGATCAAGGGCAATCGTGGGCAAACTTCGCATACGCATACGCATACATACTCAATAACGCGAGTATTAATAATAGCGACAATCTATCTTACGCTGAGTATTTAGATATAAATTTAAATCCTGTGGATTCAGATTTTGCACTAGACAACGAAGCTGGCGACGTGTGTTCTCTTGGACATACTATAGTATGGGACTTAGAAATATTTGACCCACCTGAAGTAGTAGATTTAATAAATCCGGTAATCAAAAGTATTCAAATACCTAGTTCGTTTGGGTCTGCTGCTGGGTATCACGATATTATAGTTAGAGGTACTAGAAGAGCTAAATACACTCCAGTTTTATACAAAACCAGTAGCACAACAACTACTCAACCTGCTTCTACTCTAGCTTACTATAACTTTCAAACTAACAGTTTTCAGACAAATAAACCTACGGATGATAACTATGAAATACCAAGTTCAAATGGACAACCAGCTCAAATAACACACTCTGTACTTATGCCAAGCGCTTCAGCAGAAACAAGGTATGAATTGTATTTAGAACCTATAGCTAATACAGAGTTTTCTTCAACAATACCAACTATGCCGGGTGACAATCCAATTGTTCAAGAAGGTACTCATACAATAACATTAACAGCAACGGCTGGTACGGCTAATAACTGGGATTTATCTCCAGCAGTTACAGCATCATTTACGCGTAGGCCTGGGCAACAGATAACTTCAACAACAGGTTCTAAAACAAATCAGTCAACAAGTGCTACGTGCGGGGCGACGTTATCAAGTGGAACTGTATTACAGATTAAGACGCCTAATCCCGCAATTAGGGAAGGTATGTATGTTATGACTCCATTCAACACTAACGGTGTTCCACATCTTACAACAGTCGCAAGAGTTAATGAGACTAATATAACTCTTAGCGCAGCATCTACTATAGCTTCTGGAAGCGTAGTTAAATTTGAAGAACCTGGAGCTAGAATTTTTCCATTTGCTTTAGCTATTCCAGCTGGACAAGGTGCTGATTCAGATTATCAGGATTTAAGCGTGCAAACCGGTAATGATTATAAGCCTCAAAGCGCTATTGGTGGTACGCAAGGAGGTTCTTCTATTGTATTAACAGTAGACTCAAACGTAAGTGCCGCTACATTAATACCTATAAGGGAAGATGTCTATAATGTAGTGCCTGGTATGGTTGCTCGAGCTTCTGGAATATCTTCACTCAGTGGCGATGCTTATGTAAAAATAACTAGTATTAGCACGATATCTAGTCCTCAAGCAATAAACTTATCTGAAGCAGTAACAATGAGTGCTGGAACTCAACTTATTGTTGGGGAAGATCCTAGCACAAGTGATAATCTATCAACAGCTGGGGTAACAATTCTACACGTTCAGGGTGATATTACTACTAGTCACGGTTCACCTGCTGGAAGTCAAGAGGTAGGGACTATATCTGGATATTTAAACGTAGATAATATTAACAATAGTGTATCTCTACCAGTGCATATAGAAAGCGTATTAAAAGCAACAGAAGTATCATAATGGCAATAGTAACTTTAGAATTCACACAACCTTTAAATGTATCATGTCAAGTGGGTGATACCGCGTATTACGTGGACACAGCTACTGACGGAGGATTTAAAGTCAATAACACAAATGTAACAGAGATAGGCACAATAGTAGAAATAGCTGATAGAGAGGCTACACCTACTGTTAAAGTATATTCTACTATAGCGGGTTGGGCAGGTGAAAAATCTGGCGAACAGTTTATATTATTTTCTAAAAATAATAAAGCTAATTTAAGTTCACCTCTTGGATATTACGCAGAAGTTAAAATGACCAATGACTCAACTGCCGAAGCTGAGTTATATGCAGTCACCATGGACATGTTCCAAAGTAGCGTGTAAAATTAGTAAAAAAACACTAAAAAGTGTAACTATATATCAGTATACTTTAATTAAATTAAATGACTGATAACAAGTTACAAAAAAAATCTAAATCTGAGTTATCCAAAGACTTTAGAACTGCTGTAGTTTCTTTAGAAAATAATCTAAAAGAATTAGCAGACGGCGTTAATATCGTGGCTGGTACTAAAGAAAAGCCAATAGTAAACGACAGTAAACTAGTACCTATCAGACATTTTTTTATGGATGGGGTCTATGTGAGAGAGATGACGATGTTTAAGGACACTATAGTTATTGGCGCTATACACAAACACTTACACATGTGCTTTTTGCTTAAAGGTAAAATTACTGTTAGTAACGAAGAAGAAACTGTAGATCATATAGCGCCATGTTTTATTGTATCTACGCCAGGTATTAAACGAGTATTGTATGCTCATGAAGATTCAGTGTGGTACAACACACATAAAAACCCAAGCAACACTGAAGATATCGATCAATTAGAAAAAGACATAGTTGCTTTAACTTACGAAGAGTATGAAGAATATATTAAAAATAAATAAATTATGAGTTTTGTAGCGGTTGCAACAGGCGTTATAAGCGCCGGTATAGGCGTGGCTAAAATGATTAAATCCAATAAAGCCGCTAAAGAAGCTGCTAAGGAAGCTGAAAAAGCGCGTGTTGAGATGGATAAGCAGAAAGCTGCTTTTGAACAACTCGATACAAGTAATCCATATAAGGGTATGCAAAATGTGTACGAGAACATGGAGAACACCATGGAGGATCTCACTGTAAACCAGCAGGAAGCAGAGTTTCAAAAACAACAGTCAATGCAGAATCAGGCTAACATTATGCAATCAATGCAAGGTGCTGCAGGATCTTCTGGTATTGCAGCATTAGCTCAATCGCTGGCTAATCAAGGCGCGTTAGATGCTCAGAAAGCATCGGCGACTATTGGCGAACAAGAAGCGGCTAACCAAAAAGCAGCAGCAGAAGAAGCGGCTAAAATACAAGAAACTCAGCTTGGTGAAGATCAGAGGCTTATGGATCTTGAAATCGAAGGTGAACTTAAATCTAGACAAATGGAGGCTGATAAAGTCGATGCTCTAATGGGTCTAGCTGCAGGTGACGTATCGGCAGCGAATGCGCTAGTTGCATCAGCTCAACAGTCTAGCATGGATGCTATGGGTGATATAGCTAGTGGCCTAGGTAGCGCAGCAGGAGCTTACGCAGCACGAGAAACTTCTTAATAAATAATTATGGCTACAACAACAACAACAACAACCCCAAGTTACGGATTATCAGATGCAACTAGAAGAGCTGTAAGAGAAGCTGGACCTAGACCAGGTGAAGCTCAACGATTATTAAATCAAGCGCAAACTCTTGGTGCGGTTGGAGATGCCGCTGCTACCGTAGGTATGGGCGTAGCTACAGGATTAGCTGTAAAAGACGCTAGAGAGGAGGCTAAAAAAGAAGAGAGAGAAGCGGAAGAGAAAAGGATAGCTGACTTAACTGAAGAAGCGGAGATAGCATTTGATGAAGGAATGACTTCTGTAGCACAACGACAAACTTGGACTACACCTGAGATGTATGATCAGTTTATTGATTTAGAGGAAGGATATAGACAAGAGTATATAGATCTTGTTAAAGAAGGTAAAAAAAGAGAAGCTGCAGAGCTATTGAGAAACCAACAAACTAGAGCTTCAGAACTTAATGCTATAAAGGGTAGCATGGAAACTGCGGCTGGAGTTCATGGCGGTAATGGCGGAGGTTGGAGTAATAAAATAAAACACGATAAAAACCTCCAAACAGATCTTGGTATTTTATCTAAAATGGAGCCAGGTAATCCTAGTATAGAATGGGATGATGGTAAAGAAATGGTTTTAACTATAACAGCAGAAGATGGTAGGTTTGAAGATGACGCAGCTGCTGAAGCTGCGGGTTATGAAAAAAACGAGGAGGGTAAGTATATAAAGAAATATAGAAAAGCTGAAATAGATAAAATAGTTGCAGACGGTATAGCTCCATCTGAATTAAGAACCAGTTCAAAAGAAAGCTTAAACAAAGTTCGAGATAACGCTTTTGCCGGTAATGTACGTGAACCAAATTGGGATGATAGAGCGTTAGATATCGCTGCTGACATGGATGAAGGTGATATTGAAACTTATTTTTTAGACCCAATATATCACAAGAGTAATACATTTGTAGATGACTTTATGTCTGACGAAAATCCAGTTTGGCAGGGTGATCCTATACCAATTAAAGGAAATCCAGATCTTGAGGCTTTAGATCCTAATCAACCTAGTGACGGTCAAATAACTGAAGACGAATGGAGTTTATTGGTAAAAGAACCACCAACTGGCACATATAAGTCTTTAGAAGAACAGCAAGAGGCTACCTATAAGATAATGGAAACTAGGCGCTTAATAGCTAATGAAATGAAGAACCATCCAAAGATAGCTAGAAAATATTTAAGCGAGTGGATAGCTGGTATTGAGAAACAAAACTGGGAAGATGCTACACAACAAGGTCGAGATAATAGGAGAGGACTTGCTGCCGATAAAGAGGGTGGCAACAACATGGGCTAAAGCTAATTAAATGAACGAACAAATTCTAAAAAATATCTGGAATTATCTTACGTCGCTTGATTTAACCTCAAGCACGTTTACAACTTGGAAAACGAATATATCTAATGATCCAAGTATCCAGGAAAATGTATATAGATTTTTAGCTAAAACAGGGGCTACTTCAAGTGATTTTGCGACATGGAAGAAAAATACGCTCGGTATACAAGATCAAGAAGGTAATATTCAGGTAGACGATGAACCTACGTTATCTAGAGAAGAGATGGCTGTAGCTGGCGTTAATTCTGAAAACCAAGAGTATTGGGATAACAATCATTGGGCTGGTGATATAAGCGACTATACGAGAGATGCGGAGGGCAACTATGTTGATAGTGACGGAGATGTGGTCATGTGGTTTGAAGAGCAAGGGTATAACCCAGACGCCTGGAGTATAGATGAAGAAACAGGTCAAAAAATATATGATCCTTCTAAAGAAAATCCCGACGCTACAAGTAAATGGAGACATCGTTTAGATTCAGGTGATCCAACCCAGGATTACGTACCTACTCAAGACGAAATTAACGCGCTACACGATCAGGTTAAGAATCAAAATAACCAACTACAGCTTGCCAGAACAGGAGCGCAAAGCTTAGAAGAAGTAGAACAAGATCCTCTTGAAAAGAGAATTTACGAGAACACTAGAGATCAAACAAATTTTTATAGCGAAAACCGTAATGTCGCTGAACCTATAGAAGAGGTAGAGGGTAAAGACATGAACTTTACTATAGGTAATGAGGAATGGACATACATAGGTGGTAGTGCTCAAAGCTTGCGATTAGTTAAAAGAGACGGTGAAGATTACGTAGGTCCTGATATCATTATGACAAAAACTGAAGCTATAGCAAGAGATGTAAGGCTGGGTGATTTAATTAATGTATTAAGTGAAAGAGAAAGTATAAAGCTAGAGCAAGATAATAGAGCTAAAGCATCTGGAGCTGAGAATGTAGGTCAAGTTACAAAAGAAGATTTTACGAAAAAAGAAAACACCGCGCTAAGAGATTTAATGAATCGTAAAGATGAATTTCTTAGAATGGGTATCGTTATTGAAGATAGAGATTGGGAAGCTGGCGTAGGAGAACTAACTTTTGTAAATACAAATTTAACAGAAGGAGAGGAGAATAGACTATTTAAGATAGACGCTGGTTTATTTGCAGGCAACTCGCAAGAAACAATTGATAATCTTAATCAGTGGTTAAAAGACTCTGCGTATGACCATGATACAGCTTTAAAAGGTTCTATAGATATGAGTGTTGCTACTCAAGATCAACAAGATGAAAATAAAATTCAAGCCGTTGAATACCACACTGAGTTTGAAAAGCGCAAAAACTTACTGATAAATGAAGATAGAGCAAAGGAAGATGAGCTCTATGATCTTATAGTAAATACAGCAGTACAAGAATTAAACATTACAGATAGAGGAGTTCCAATTACATCTTGGGCTCAAATCGAAGAAAAATACCCAGCAGGCCCGTATCTTGATGGACTACGAAAAGAAGTCTTTACTTGGATAGCTAATAATATAGATGAAAGATTTCCACAAGCTAAAGAACTAGGTTTTGAGATAAATATTGAATCTGACACGTATCGTTACTCTGCAGCCGCTATGAGTTCTGTTATAGGTGATACTTTTGTGGAAACATATAAATTGCACAAAGGTTACGAAATAACTGAATACTTTTTCAACAACGGCGAAAACGCTGAATATAATAAAATAAGTGATAGGCAAATAGACGTGGTGTCTAAAGACTTATTTATAGATCAACTTGATAAAGCTATAAAAGAAGCAGCGCCAGAATCTGGTAGAGGTTCACAGGCCGAGGCGGATAGATTAGGTATACTAGGTCCTGGAGTATCGTCAGAGATGATACGCGAAATAATGAAGTCTGATAACCCAAGTGCTTTAATTGCCTCTAAGTATCCAGAGTATGCTGATTTGTTAGAAAACTTACCGTCGTTTAACGATATTAAACAAGGCGTTAATGCTAGTGATCCAACTGTTAGAGAGACTATAATTCGTTCAAAAAAGAGACAACTAGATATAGAAGACGGTCAAGCGAATATAATGGAAACTTTAAACGCTTCTAGTTCTGCGTGGTGGGCAGAAGAAGAGTTTCAACAAGAGCTAGACGACGAGGCTAAAGTACGATACAATCAACTTGACGCTGATCAAAAAGAAAAGGTTAGAGCTGTAAAAGGTATAAACAGACAAATAGAACGTAATAGAGAAGCTTTAGACAAAGCTATACTTAGTTTTGATAGATTACGTTTTAACGGTAAAACAGCCGAAGATGCTATCGATGAAATCATGAGTAAGAAATACACTACTCAAGAAGAGGTCGATGCTGCTAACAAAGAATTGGATCGTATACGAAACACATATAATGCCGCTAGAGACAAAATAAAAACGCATTTAGATGCTCATAAGGTCTATACCGGTATAGCACAAAACTTTGAAAAACAACTTGATGACGTAACTATTGAGTTTGAAGATATAGGTTGGTATAAAGAAGTCATTGGAGATAAAGTCGGACAAGGTGTTAAGTTCGCTAACGCTGTTTATAACGGGGCTATTGATTTAGCTACTGGTTTTATAGAAATTGGCGGAATGGTTGGAGATCTTGTAATGGCAGGGATGAGTAAAGGTTGGGAAGAATTAGCGGAACCAGATTTTGAAGAGGCTGGTTGGTTAGAAAAAGACGAAGAAGGAGAGGAAAAAGAAGAAATTTGGGACTGGTACCAAACCACTATGTGGGGCGATAGGCGAGTTATAGATGCTATTGAAACTTATAAGCAAGATAAAGATAAATACATACAAGCTCCTATAAGAATGAGTGAGGTAGATTCTTGGGGTGATTTTGGTGAGTTCGCAGCAACGGCAGTTGGCCAGCAATTACCTCAGCTAGCTCTTATGTTAGCTACGTCTGGTATAAGTAGCGCAGCGCTTGCTGGGATGGCTTCAAGAAAACTAACTACAAGAGCTCTATTAACAATGGGTGGTAGACTTACTGCGAAGCAAGGAGTTCAATACTTTTCTTTAGGTACTTTAAGTGCAAACGCAATGGGTTCTAAATACAAGCGTATGCGTGAAGAAAACGAGCTGTATAGAGAAACAGATGGTTTGTATGGTCACAATTACAGTATGGCCGAGATGTTCGTCGCCTCTATAGGAACCGGTGTAGTTGAAGGTTTATCAGAAAGAGTTACATACGGTATAATAGCGGACGCAACAAAGGGTATGACTCGCGCGGGTAGAGCTGCTGCTTGGGGTGAAATGAAATCATTGGGCTTTAAGAAATATATGGCTAAGAATGTTTTTAGTACAAGTGGTTTAAAGCACGCGGGTTTGCATACTGGCCAGTTTCTTTCAGAGGGCGCTTCAGAAGCATTAGCTAGAACTGGAGAGAATTGGTTTGATATACTAACAGGTAAAGACGTAGGTTTATTTGATGGTGTTGATGAGGCTTTTGTAACCGGTCTACTTGTTGCTGGTACTATAAAATCAGGACCTATGTTTTCTCACGCGATAGCTCCATTTATGCATCCTGATACAAAGAGTATGCTTGACTCGGTTGCCGCGCGTAGAAAGAAACTAGAGGAAAGAAAAGCTGATGCTTTAACATTACCAGAAGGTAGAATGAAAAAGCAATTGCTAGATGAGATAAGTCAAGAACTAGCAGATCTGGAAGTTGAACTCGCCAAACTTCAAGAAGTCGATACCCAAAGAATGGCACTTTTCAAGCCTGCTGAGAAAAAGAGATTAAACAGATGGTTTAAAAAACAATCAAACCTAAGGTTTAAGATTGCTGAAATATGGAAAGAAGTTGGAAAAGGAAAAACACCTAATGACGAACAATTAAAACGACTTCAAGATCTTCAGAATGAAATTAATAAAATTGAAAACAAGCGACAGAAGTTACTTGATCAATATACCCCAAACATTGTTATTAATAATTACGACAAGATTATGCGTAATATTAAGAGGCAAGCTAAACACTTTAGTAAGAGAGCGTTTGGAAATAAAACTGCGATAACAACTCTTGAAGGAGATTCAGAAAAACTATTAACGTATTTACGAGAAAAAGCGGAGCAAGGAGCTTTAGATCCTAAAACTGTAAGCGACACAATAAAATACTATCGAGAAATAGTAGAAAATGAGGATACAACAGAACAAGAGAAAGCGGATGCGCAGCGTCATATAGATAATATAAATGCTATTCTTCCTATTTTACGAGAAACAGCAGCTCAAGAGGGATCAGGCCAATATGGCACATTCTTCCCTATTATAGAGGGTAACAAAGTTGTTGGTTACGAATTGTTCATTAATAAAGATACGGCTCTTAAAGATGGTAACTTTACTACCGCTGCCCACGAGTTTTTACATAGCGTATTACATAATTCAATCCACCAAGACCCTGTAGTTAGACAGTTGTTTGCTAAGAACATGATTGAGTTATTGCAAAGCGGTGATGTCCAATGGACAAACCAAAATGCTATGATGAACTTTTGGGGTAAAATACTATCTTATGAAGACGGTATGTTAAATGGCGAGGAGATGATGACTAATCTCAGTGAAGCTATGATAAACGGTCACGTCAAAATTAAACGCAAAGGTTTAGGTAGAATTGGAGGTATGGTTGATCGTATTCTTGGCATGGCTGGTACAGGTGCAGGTTATTCTTTTGGTACTCAAGAGAACTTAAAAAGATTTCTTATTAACTATTCTGATTCCGTAAAAAAGAATTACGTAAATAGAACTTTGTTAAAATCAGCTGTAAAGAAAGATGGTATCACTGGTGAGTTATCTTTGACAATACCTGCCGGTACAAACTGGAAGGGCGAAACTCTTACTGAAGATAAGGTTGTAACTCTTAAAGAACTTCAAAAGGATATTCGTGAAACTGAAGGAGCCGTTTCTTTCTCAAGAGCTGTTGATAATTTATTAAGATCAGATCCATCTTTATTAATGGAGTTTGATAATACCATAATGAAACCTGATGGTACTAGAATAACTACTAAAGAAGAGTTGTTACAACACCCTAACTTGATGGATGAAGCATATAAGCTTATCAGAAACACCACAAAGTTAGACGGCCTTATAAGAGGCGTTGCTATTCAAGAAGGTTTGGATTTGTCGGATGGAAAGCTTCAGGTGTTTATGAATAAAGTTAAAGATAATCTTAGCATGAGATATCTAACTCAATTTAATCCTGCTAAAAACGAGAGTTTATTCGGTTGGTTGGCTGGTACTTTTGGCATGGAAAACGCTGCTATAAGATACGCGATAAGAGACGTGAAAAAGGAATTCGCTACTACAGTATCTACCGTTTCTTTTGACGCGCCGATGGATGATACTGGTACAACATATGCTGAAGGTCTTGCAGATACCGACGCTACTCCTGATGAGGGCATATCAATGAACGAAGGGGCTGATGGACTAACTATATTCTTGGCAAGTCTAAACACAGCGCCTGCTTTAGCAAATAAGATCAGAGCTATAGTAGAAACATCTGGAATAGATATAGCTGGTCTAACTTACAAGGGTGTTAAGAAACTTTTAGTAGGACCTAATGCTCCTCTTAAAGGTGTTATAGACTTAGTAGCAAATGAATTTGGTATACCTACTAAAAAGATAGTTGAAAATAAAGATCTTGATGGTACTCAAAGAACGGCTGCTCAACAGTTTGTTGTGGATAACGCGCAAGCGTTATTAGACATGTTACCTGAAGGTCAAAACCAAAGTGGTATGGCTGTTGGTTTGCCTAGAGTTTTACTTAATAAGTTTTATGAAAAAGGCCCAAGGGTTGAAGTTAAAAAAGGCGCTGCTCCAAAAGGAGGTCAAAAATATGCTCAAAATAAGAGAGGTGATATTACCATAGAAGAGTTTAACGCTGCGTTTGGTATTAACACTGACGGTACATTTGAAAACAATAAAAAGTTTGATGGAGCATTAAGAGCACTTGCTACGCAAGCAGCTGTAATCACAGCCAATCAAACATTGAGACAAGTAGCTATTGATAACTCAACAAATCCAACTCGTGATATAGCTTTACTTGGAGATGGTAAAGGAGCGTTGATGTTTTCTAGGAAACCAAATAGAAGTAGAACAGCTGGTGCAGGTTTTGCAGCTATCCCTCAAGCTATAAGTAAACTAGGTACAGAGTCTCAGAATATTTTTTATACAAGAATGCCTCTTTTAGCTCAAGCAATAGTATCAAACGCTATAGCTATAGAAGATGGTAAGAAAATAAATAAAGAAAAGAAATTTACTAAGCCAGCTATAGAGTCCGCTGTTAATAAAGTATACAAAGATGCGTTAACCCAAGAGGAGATAAGTATTATTGCAAACGCTGCTATGAAAGTTGCCATGGGTAATACCGTAAAGGCGCAGAGTAGAATTACAGAAGATCGAGCTCCAGTAGTAGAGCAACAAATTGTTGATGGGCTTTATAAACAAAGTTTAGATGAGAGCACGAAGCTAGGAACCTTCTTTGGTACTGGTCAAATGACGTGGGAGATGAAAGATCCTAAAGGTACGTATGTAGCAGAGATGCAAGCTCAAGCTATTGCTTATATACAACAGCGTGTTAATAAAATAAAAACAAAGCATAAAGATCCTCAAAAGCAGGGCTATGAGATTATGCGGTTTATAGTTACTATAGGTCAGCAACTACATACCGCTGCTAAAATCGGTGGTAATAGAAATCAATATTTTACTGGACCTTTATATATTGAACAAGTTTGGCGATCAATACCAGGTCTTGAGTTCAATCTAACGGACAAAGGTATTATAGATTACTCATCTATAACATATAACAACGAGCAAATACTTGTACCAGATAGATATACTAGTGGTAAAAATAAGTATAGAACAAAGACAAATAAAGCTGGTGAAGTTGTTTATAGACCAGCAGAACCTAAAGACTTTATAAGCCCTCAAACGTCTAAATCTGCTGTAGACGCATGGCTGCATGATTACTTCAATAATACTGACGAGTTAAGCAGGCGTAATGCCAACGCAGAGTATGCTGGTGAGATATTAGTAGATCAAATAAAACACTATAGCGAGTTATATAATAACGAAAAAATAGGTGCTAAACACATGCAAATGCTTGTATCTAACCTACTTTCTAATATGCAACCAGTTCTTGGTAGAGCCGCTATGTTAGAAGGTATATCAGAAGATTTACTGCCACCTAATTGGCAGGGATTAGGTATTGAAAAAATACAGCAGTGGCATAAGGATAATAACACGTTCAACAAAATAAACGGTAAATCTCATCCAGGCGAAGCGGTATATGAACACATGCAGCAACGTGTTGCTATTGGGCTAGGATTAGTACATGCTGAACTATTTGGAGAAGGAGCTAGCACAAGTATGTTAAATAACTTCAAGGTGTCTATAATATCTAAGCGTATGGATGATGTCTTGAAAGCAAGGGGTCTTCAGACAGCGTTATATGAATTACAAAACCTAGATGACGATGCCTTCGTTAGATACTTTAACGAGTTAACCCTTAAGGATCCAGAATGGAATGTAGGTTTTATTAAGTTAGATAAGCAAGCTCAAAGATCAGATGTCGCAGATTTAAGAGCTAGAGTTGCTGAAATACTACAGCCAAAAATAGAAGCTATCGAACAAACCCGTATTGCCAATGTAGCTTTAGAGTTTTCAAGAAAACCTTCTGATGGTAGAAAAGGTGTTAGTGTATGGGATTTTGATGATACATTAGCTAGAACAGAATCTGATGTACTATTTACTGCTGCCGACGGTACAACAGGTAGATTAACCGCAGAAGAGTTTGCTAAACGAGGTAAAGACTTGCTAGATCAAGGACATGTGTTTGATTTCTCTGAATTCAATAAAGTTCAAGGTGGTAAACCAGGTCCTTTATTTGATAAAGCTTTAGAGCGAGCTAAAAAGTTTGGAACAAAAGATACATTTATTTTAACAGCAAGAGCTCCAGAATCACAGCCTGCTATTAAACAGTTTTTAGATTCTATAGGTTTAAGAATACCTTCGGAAAATATAGTTGGTTTAGGGAATTCTACAGGTAAAGCTAAAGCTGATTGGATCACTGAAAATATAATTGGTAAAGGATATAATGATATATACTTTGCAGATGATGCTATGCAAAATGTAGAAGCTGTTCAAGATGTATTAAATAGATTTGATGTTAAAGGTGTTACGCAACAAGCTAAAATAGAGTTTAGTAGAAAAGGCGCGAACCGATTAAGCAAAATTCTAGAGCAAGGAGAATTAGATTTAAGTAGAGACTTCAATACTATATTAGAAGAGACTAAGGGTGTAGGAAGACAAAAAAGATTTTCTCCAGCTAAGGCTAATAAACGAGGTAGAGATAAAGGTAAGTTTCAATTCTTCTTACCGCCTTCAGCAGAAGATTTTAAGGGATTAATATATTCGTTCCTTGGTAAAGGCAAGATAGGAGAACAACATCACGAGTGGTTTAAGAAAAACTTGTTTGATCCGTTTTCTAAAGGAATACGTCATTTAAACGCTGTTAAACAAGCTGTGGCAAATGATGTTAAGCAACTTAAGAACGCTTTGCCTGAAGTAAAAAGAAAGCTAAGAAAAACTATACCTGGTATGGAATTTACATATCAAGATGCTATAAGGGTATACAACTGGAATCGCATGGGCATAGAAGTTCCAGGTCTATCTCAAACTGATTTAGATAGTTTGTTAGATGTCGTTAAAAAAGATGAAGGATTGAGAGCGTTTGCTGATGGATTAAACAGTATTATGCAACAATCAGTTCAACAAGATATAACCCCTGATAACAGCTGGCTAGCAGGTACTATAGAATCTGATATATCAGATGCTTTAGCAAATGCACGTGAAATATATCTAAGAGAATTTATTGAGAATTCTGATATTGTATTTAACGAAGAAAACTTAAACAAGATTGAAGCTGTATATGGTACTAGGTTTAGAGAAGCTTTAGAAGATATGTTATATCGAATGCGCACAGGAAGTACTAGAAACTTCGGTAGCAATAAGATGATGAACAATTTCGTAAATTGGGTTCATGGGTCTATAGGTGCAACAATGTTCTTCAACGCAAGATCTGCATTACTTCAGCAGTTATCTATTTTGAACTTTATTAACTGGCACGATAATAACCCGTTAAAAGCTGCTGGTGCGGTTGCAAATTTACCTCAATTTGTAGCAGATATAGCTATGATATTTAATTCACCATGGTTAAAACAAAGACGCGGCGGTATTGGTACAGACTTAAACGCCGCTGAGCTATTGAAAGAAATGCAGGGTTCTAAAAATCCTATGAAATCTCTTATAGCGTATCTACTTAGAGTTGGTTTTACACCAACTCAAATTGGTGACAGCGCGGCTATTGCTACTGGTGGAGCGATGTTCTATAGAAATAGAGTTAAATCTTATATGAAAAAAGGAATGTCTCGTGCTGAGGCAGAGAGTCAAGCGTTCTTAGATATGCAAGAGATCGCTGAGGAAACTCAGCAGTCTACTAGAGAAGATAAAATATCTCAGCAACAAGCTTCTCCACTTGGTAAGCTGATACTTGCTTTCCAAAATACACCTATGCAGTATAATAGATTGATGAAGCGAGCAGCGCAAGACTGGATTAACGGTAGAGGCGACCCTAAGGAACACGGGTCAAAGATTTTATACTATGGTATGGTTCAGAGTCTTATATTCTACGGGTTACAACAAGGATTATTTGCAGCATTATTTGGTGACGACGAGGAAGATGAATTAACAGAAGACAAGAAAGTTAGATTGTTAAACGGTATGATGGATAGTGTACTTCGTGGAGCTGGTATAGCCGGAGCAGTTGTATCAACAGTGAAGAATACTATACTGGAATTTATGGAGCAAGAAAAGAAAGCTGATGATGGTAAGTTTTATACAGAACCAGACCACGCGTATACTCTACTAGAAGGTCTTAATTTATCTCCACCAATTGGAATTAAAGCTAGAAAAATGTATAGTGCTCTTCAAACGTGGGAGTTTAATAGAGATGTTATAAAACATATGGATAAAACAGATCTTGATAATCCTATGTACGATGCTTTATTTAACATTGTTGAGGCTACTACTAATTTACCGCTTCACAGGATGTATAATAAGTATCAAAACATACAAGAAGCTTTAAACTCTGATAATGAAACATGGCAACGTATAGCTATATTCTTAGGTTGGAGTAGATATAATTTTGGCATACGAAACCAAGATGTTATGACTGCTCGTGATGAGGTAAAAGAAATTAAAGCTGTTGAAGCAGAAGAAAGGCGAGAGCAAAAGAAAATAGAGAAGCAAGCCGAAATCGACGCTCAAAACGAAGCTATAATACAGGAACATATAGAAGAGCAAAACTTACAGCGTGAAGACGGCGTAGATGAAAAGAGTATTACATGTGCTGCTATAAACAAGTCTGGTAAGCGCTGCGGTAAAAAAGTTTTACCAGGTCAAAGTTATTGTACTATTCACGAAAAAGTTGAACAACGACCGGATGGAAAGAAAACACAATGCACACACGTCAAAGCAAGTGGCGTTAGGTGTAAAATGCAAACAACAAATAAATCAGGAAAATGTTATTACCACGATTAAGTTTATTACTAACCTTACTATTTAGTTGCATAACACTGCAAGCTCAAGAGTTAAAGAAAGCGTTTAAGTTTTCTACATTCTACGCGGCTGTTAATGGAGGTAACTCAGTGTCAGATCAAACTATATATTCTGTTACTGATGGATTAACTCAAGAAACTATAGCAACTCCGTTTGACTATAGCTTATCTATGGGTGTTCGTAAAATCGCTAGGTTTGGATACGAGAACAGAGCTAACGCTTTCTACG